AATATCTTTCCATATTTCCATTAATGTAGTCCTCCTTTTTTCTAAAGGGTAAATTGATTACAGAATCCAATAGCGTGGAACTATCTTCAGTTCGGTTATCGTGCTGTCTTTCGTTACAGGATTATTTCCAGATGCGAGGACAGGCAAATCTGAGCCTAAATCAATGTATGAGTTCAAGCTGGTGTATGACCCGTCTTTAATTATGTAAGCATCACCAAGATCGCAGTCAATGTACAAGCCGTCCTCGGCTAGGTTTTTTGTTGAATAGCCAGAAATACGGTTGTATGAGATTTTGTTCGCAGCACTAAAAAGACCCTCTGTTGTTTTAAATGGAGCTATGAGGGATAGCCGTATATAATCCAGTCCTAACTCAATGGATATTGTCGAGCGCACTGTACTGCCTGAGCCGCCCGACCCATTGGTTACTTCGACATGTGCTAAAGTTATATAATCAAGCGTTGAGGCTGTTCCAGCCACAAAAGTAATTTGCGAAGGAAAAGTCATGGTGAAAGTCGCTACCGTGCTGGCATAATTTATATTTAGGTTTGCATCGGTTAACGCACTCGTTTCTGCGTAAGTGTAAGTAGCACTATCCCGTATGGTATAGCCACTTACTGGCGTAACGGTCGATGATATTTTAAGCCCATCGATCGTAATAATATCGCCGTCGTTAAAAGCCCCTGCTCCGAACGTCCATGTCTGTTCTAGAACTCTATTACTAGTTTCTTCCGCACCGCTTATAACCACATCCCCGAGCGTAGTATCTTCTATCTCAATCTCATACCCATTGAATCCAATCGTTCCATATCCTTCTACCATCAGTAACGGACTTGCATCGTACGGAGTCGGATTGTAAAGCACGTCAGGGTCTTGCCCGTATTCTGCAGTTATGTCTCCATCCGACCATATGTTATTTGTACCTGTCAGCAACTCGACCTGTGTCGGAGTTAACTGATAGGTCTGTGGGGTTGCGAGTTTCAGCACAAACTGTAAATTATTGTTGCTTAAATAGGTTTTAAAGGCTGAAAGAGAGGTAATGCTCGGCATCGACACTCGCACTGTATGCGTAATAGCGTTGAATGATGCCGTTGTGTTCGGCTGTGTTGTCAGCCACGGCAAACCATTACATATCATCGTGTCGGAATATGCTTCAGTTGTACTCAACTCAGAATCAAGATTTGTCTTTGCTATAGTAAAATAGCCACTTGACACCATTCCCCATTGTTCAGAGCCATTGCAATTTATTATTTTGTGCGTCACCGTCAGCACACCGCTCACTACGTCAAGAGTACCGCCGTATACTGTGCGTCCGAGAGAGGTTGTGTAGGTTGAACCATCATATGCGTGATACTCCGTATCGGTTGACGGGTAGTTGATGCTAATGTCATTGTTGTATGTTGTGCCGTATGCAGGCTGAACATAAAACCGCATATACTGTGTGTTTTCTAATGTTGTAAATGTGGTGTTTGCATTGACCTGTATGTATGGTATGTATGTTGTCGGCTTTAGCAATGATTTATTTGCATCATATTGGAACAAAACAATCTGTGCTGAACACCTGCTGTAATACGTTGTACCGCCGCTACAAGGTATATAGTTCGTACTTCTTATGTTACTTGACGATGTATAGTTTGCGCCATTAACTATAGCACCTACTTCCCACTCTTCATCCCATACATTCACACCCGTCCTCTGCGTGACCACTTCCGTCCGTCCGCTGATCGGGCAGATGTTTTCGTACGGTTGCCATGATGCGTCTGTCTCGGATGCAAGTCGTACCATTGGATAGAATTTCACATTGTTTAAGGTATGTCCTTGATAAACCTTAATTGAATACCAAAAATCTGTATCTCCAATTAGGCTGAACGTTGCCCCACTCCCCCTATCTATGACGAAATATGTACCTGTTAAACCGTCTCGTCTTGCATATACGGAATAATCAGTTCCTCCGCCAGCGGAAGGGCAACCATTTACGATATACCTTCCTGCAGGCATTGTATGCGAGAACCCAATGTTTGTTTCTTCGTCCGCTGTGCCATTAATGGTTATAACGCCCTGACTATCCATCGTAGCCGTTAATGCTGTCCCTCCCGAACGCTGAAGTGTGCTTGGTTTCAGTAAATTCTTCCCAGCACCACCTGCCCACGGATGATCATAGCCGTTGAGGTTCTGAATCGGTTCTATTGCAACGGACAAGGACTTCAAAGCAAGATTGCCGTTCGGGTTCTCTATCGTTACAGTTGTTCCCGTTGCGGTCTGTGTCTCTCCCCATTCGCCTACGGTTATCTCCTGCTCTCCTTCTGTCAGCCATCGCTGTGGTTTGCAATCGAACTTCAATTTGAATTCTCCTGCTGACCCGTATTGCGTCGGATCCACTTCAAGCCCGCTGACATACACAGCCATCCTGTATTCATCAGGGTGGTATGTATCTGTCAGTCGCTGATACCCGAGCTGGGACAGGACGGCGTTACGGAAAGCAGATACTGCTTCACGAAACTCCTCCTGTGTTTTGCCGAATGTCCCTGCCGGATATGTCACCTGTATGTTGTTCCAGTGTCCCTGATCAATGACGATAGCTCCGTTCCTGCCCGGGACGCTGACCATCTCGACGGCCCTCTCCGGCGCGTTGTAAACAGCTTCGCCAGTGATATAAATGCCATAATCAGCGGAATTGATCCCGCCGAAAATAAGACTGTTGAATATAGCTCCTGTCTTTACTGCCATGCGAGCCTCCTGCGTTTACTCTCAATAATAAGCATCTGCCTGACCTCTTCTGCAATCTGCCTTGCGCTCTGTCCTTCCTGCCCATAGACATTAATGGTTATCTGAGTGCCGCTACCTTCAGCGATCCTGTCCAGCTTGTCCCAGAACTTATCGAGCGGGACTACTGCCTCAGGACCATCTTCACCGAGTCCGGCGATCGTCGGGCTGTCAAAGATGCCACCTGTCTTGTACCAGCCAACGCTTATATGCGGGACTGACGGCGGGTTAAGGCTGAACTTTCCGCTTACTTTGAAGTGAGGCAGTTTGATCTTAGGCAGACTCAGATGCGCTCCGTTGACCACGCTCTTGATCTTTGCAATAGCAGACTTTACAATTGCGACCGCTGTTGTGAACGGGCTGGTGATCGTATTCTTTATCGTGCTGAAGATGCTGGTAACCGTCGCTTTAAGTGCATTGAATCTTGCGATCGCCTCGTTCTTCATCGCATTGATCTGATTCAGCGTTGCAGTCTTGATCTGAGTCCAAATCGCTGACAGCTTGTCGAGAAGTCCCTGAGCCCAGGCTTTTATCTGATCCCAGTGTTTATAGATCGCAACAGCAGCGACCCCGATAACAGCAGCAACACCAAGGAAGGCCGCGCCGAGTCCACCGATCACACCGATAACAGCGGATATGACAGGCATCAATGCGCTGATCGCCCCAATCACAGTATTGATTGCACCGATAACGCTTCCGATCACTCCGATGATCTTTCCGCCTATCAGCAGGGCCGGTCCGATTGCCGCAACAACGAGTGCCACAGTCGCGATGACCTTCTGCGTTGCCGGGCTCAAATTGTTGAACCAGTCGATTACCTGCTGAATCACACCGATAACCTTACTCAGCGCCGGCGCCAATGCCTGACCGAATGATGTTGCAGCAACGTCGAGGCTGGACTTCAGTTTTTCGATGGATCCGCCGAATCCGCTCATCATTGCATTAGCCATCTTCTGAACCGTACTCATGTCCGTCAGTGATGCGTTGAGCTTCTGAACATCACCCGGAGCAGTGTTGATCAGAGCAAGCCAGTTCGACATCTGATTCTTACCGAAGATTGCTGAAGCTGCTGCGATCTGTTCCGCCTCAGACAGACCGGCAAAAGAGTCATGCAGTTCCTTCTGCAACGTTACGGAATCCTTTATGTTTCCGTTTGAATCGGTCAGTGATATACCGAGCTTATCCATCCACGTTGCAGCTTCTTTAGATGGTGACGCAAGTCGGGCCATTCCTGTCTTCAGTGCATTAGCAGCGACACTTGCCTCGATACCCTTGTCCGCCATAACGCCCATGTAAAGCGCTGCATCCTGTACCGAGTAGCCAGCTGCTGCGAATACAGGAGCCGCCACGCTCATGCTGGATGCCATCGAGTCGATGTCCAGTGCCGAGTTGTTACAAGCATTCGCGAAAATGTTTGCATATGTTGCAGCATCGTCAAAGGATCCTGCAAAGCCGTTGATCGTTGCAACGAGTCCGGCTGATACCGTGTCAAGGTTTCCGCCTTCACCTGCAGCCAGGTTCATTGCCGGAGCGAGAGTTGCTGCGGCCTGTTCCGCGGTCAGCCCTGCTCTTGCAAAGTTCAGCGTTGCTGTTGCAGCATCATTCATTCCGTATGTGCTGTTTGCGGAGGCGTCCTTCATTGCCTTGTCGAGCAGTGCGGCCTGATCAGCAGAATTGTTCATGGTCTTGTTGACCAGCTGCATGGTCTTGTCCACTTCCGCGAACTTCTTTACCGATACAGCTCCGACTGCTGCCAGCGGAACGGTGACCTTCTGAGTCATTGTCCGACCCATCTGTTCCATTCTGTCGCCGATCGCTTTGAACTGCTCCGACAGGGCCTTAAGTTTGACGTTGCCGATGCTCATCAGCTCACGCTTGAAGTGCTTCAGCTTCGACTCGGTCTCAACGATCTCACGCTGGAGCCGTCTGTACTCTTCCGAGTTCTTGTCAATAGACGGGTCAGCATCCATCTTGGCCTGGGCCTGTCTCAAAGCGTTGAGCCTTGCTTCTGTTTCTTTTATTTTCTGTGTTAGCAGAGCCTGTTTATTGCTCCACAATTCGACGGAGCCCGGATTGAACTTGAGCGCCCTGTTGACGCGGTTCATCTCTTGGTCGAGCTTCCGGGTGCTGCCGTCTATTTTCCTGAGGGCCGCTTCAAGTTTCGTGGTATCACCCTCGAAAACAATGGTAACGCCCTTTATGTTCCCTCCGGCCATGTATTCACTCCTTATCCGAAGAATGCGTTAATATCGTCCTGAGTAGCCTTGCGCTTCGTGCCGTGCTTTGCCTCGTATTTCTCCTGCTTCTCACGACGATATTGCCTGTTGTTGTACTCCACGCAGAAGTCCACGACCTGCCCGACCGTCATCCGCTTTATATCGGTAATGGTCAGTCCTCGCTCGAGTCCTGCGAAGATGATGGTGTCTGTGTCGATTTTTTCGGCTGAAGTTTTTTCCGCAGATCCTTCAGCCTTTTCAAGTTTTTTGTGCTTACCAGTCCCTTGAATGCAAGCTCTCCGACTTCCGGCAGGATCTGATCAACCGGGAAGTTGTCGAAATCTTTGACCCATGTGCGCGGATCCGGGATGCTATCGTCTGCTGCCTTTGCCATTGCCCACGTGATCCTGATCAGGTCTGTGAACTCAAGCTGGCTCGCCTGAACAACGAAATCGATCAGGTTGTCGTTGGTAACAGCTGCAGCCAGGTCCAGCGTTGTAATGTCTTCAGTCTTGCCTGTCTCGCGGACCACGCTGCCGATCACCTCAACAACGGAAGTGATTGCCGGCATGATCGACGGAAGTACATCACGCCCGAACTGGTCTCTGTATGCAAGCGTCCAGCCTACGTTGTTACTCAGCCGGACCTCTTTTTTTCCGATCTTGATAGTCTTTTCCATATTTCCTCCTTAAGAAAAATGAGGCGGGACCGCAAAGCCCCGCCCCGTTTTGTTATGGTGCTATTTCCGGTGCTGTTGGTGCTGTGAACAGTGTTGCATATCCGCTGTCAGCCGGCTTGAAAACAGCCATAGTGACACCTGCCTCATTGTCTCCGATTACAGTTACAGGGATTGTCTCTGTAGTCGGTTCGATATTCTCCTCAACAGTGTTGTACTCTCTTGAGATAGCGCCGAGCGCGCAGTTGTAGAGTGCCACTCTGCGGGATTCGCTGTCACCTTCGACCTGGAAGAAGATTGCGACGCTAGGCTTTGTTGCGTTCTTTACGTTTGCAAGTCCGCCGTTGGTCAGCGCCTTGTAACCAAGGAACTGAGTCTTGAACGCGTCATCGAACATTGCGACTTCAAGATCGCCCTCGATGCTCTCACCGGAGTAACCGGACCAGTAGGTAACGTTATCGGCATAGAAGTTGTTCTGTTCCTGGTTAGTCTCAGCGGAGAAGCTAATAGCGCCTCTCTGATGATATGGAGTGCCAAGAGTCACCTGGTTATTTTCTCCGACAGTATATGTGCATATGTGGAGCTGGCTGATACCATATTCGACTTTATTAGCCATATATTGACCCCTTTCTTATGTTGTGTAATAAATCATGAAGACATTCTCATCCTCGATGTAAATGTCCTCGCTCTTGTCATAAAGAAAGCCGCCAGCGAGGAGTGCGTCCTCTATAGCGGCCTCATTTGCTTCATTTTTTTCGGTGAAGTAATACTCAATCTGATAGCTATTCCGTTTCCAGTAGTGTGTATTATCGGCGTCAAGCGTTTCCTGCCCGTTGCCGATATACACGATATACGGAGGCAATGTGTGCTCCGGGAAGTGCGAGTATGCACACGGCAGTCCGGTCGACTGCAGCACCTCAAAAATACTCATTTATCTAAGCTCCTGTTCGATTTTCTCCGGGAAGGCCTCGATTGCCCATTCTTCGACGGGCTTGATGTGAGGTTGTGCTCCCGCTCTCTTTCCGGTTGCTCCGTACTGGTTATGGACTGCATGACCAAACTCAAGCAGGTGTGTCAGCATGTAGTCCGTCCGGTTATATACGACAATGGTGTTAGGATCCACTTGTTTCGTGGTCCATCCCTTTGCGTACTTGCCGGACTTCTTGCTGTCAGGGTTGCGTGGTGACGTTGCCCGAAGTGTTGACGCAGCCTTGCGCGCGGTCTTCTTTGCAGCGCTCTGTGTCGCCTCTTTGACCTCTTTGTTGTAGTCTTCGAGGATCTCACGCACCTGGACTTCTATGCTTCCCTTAGTTCCCACTTGTGATTTGCTCCTGCACAGTGATCTCTACCTGATCAGACTCAGGCGGACGGTACACACGCAGAACGTTGTACAGCTTCTCTGTTCCGGTCCAGTCCGTATACATGACTTCCTTCTCACCAAGATAATCCTTGTAATGTGAAAGAACGAATACGTACTGAGGATGCAGGTCGGTCTGAGCAGCCTGATAGAATTCAGACCGCGAGACAGACCTTACATCACAGAAAACACTTCTGCTCTCCCGGATCAGCGTGATATTGCCGTATACGTCCGGCTCCCCGCGCGTTGCTGTAACCAGCTTGATCACATCATCCATCTATATCCACCTTTTCCGAGAATAGCCTGTTATTGAGTCTCCACCGAAGCATGCGTGGCATGCCTGTGCCGTCTCTGCGCTTATTCCACAGCCAGGCGGCATACATCACCTGCAGGTTGCCGTCGCTGATCGAGTCGGTGAGAGTGATACCTTCCTGTGTGATAGCGTGTGCGGCGTCCTGCAGATACTGTGTCAGCCTCGAGTCGTATGCTGTTGTAGAGATCCCGAGATCGACCTTCAATGATTCCAGCATTGTGCTCTGATCCATTTCGGTTGCCTCCTCTCTATGCGTTCTCGATGGCGTTTATGATCTGAGCTTTAGTCATCCGAGAAGAAACACCCTCGACCCCTTCTGCCATAGCAAGCAGCTGTTTCTTGGTCAGTGTGTTGAGGTCGAGAGTGTCAGCTCCGTTCTCCTCGTCTGTTATTCCCCCGAATTCTCAGTGTTAGCTGTATCAGGAGCAAAAGTCATTGTAGCGTTAGGTGTAACGCCGTTCAGACCGATAGCAACGAATGCCTCTGCGATTACAGGCTTTCCGTCATATCTTGCAGTACCCTTAAATACTGTCTGATCCTGCAGGAACTTAACGTGCTCTGATGTTGCAAATCTTGTGCCAGCTCTCTCTGCAAGCAGATACAGGTCGAAGTAACCGGCAATGATTACATTGTCAGGGATGAAGTTCAGAACTTCGATTGTTCCGCCGACAACAGGCATTGTTCCGTTAACGCCACTTACGATTGCTCCGTTAGCATCAATGGTCATTGCATTGGCAACGAGAGTTGAGTATGTGGTCTCGTTCATGACCCATACCTTTGTGCCTCTTGAGTAGTTGCTCTTTGCTGAACCGATAGCAAGCGCGATTGCCTTGTAAAGGTCTGCATCGACCTCGTCAGCAGCGATGGACTTAATATTTGATGTATGCAGGTCAGCCCACGGTCTTGCTGTAGCGGAGTAATCTGCTGGTGCCTGAGTCTGTACAAGTCTTGTTACAACACCGAGAGGCATTCTTGTACCTGTGCCGTAGAGGATAGCCTTATCGAGTGCAAGACCGATAGCCTGTCCGATAGCTGTGAGGATCTCTGATGCAAGTGCGATGTCAGAGTCCTCAAGGTTAGCGTTGCATACTGCAAAGTATCCACCGACCTTCCAGCAGTTTACTTCCTCATCGAAGAATGACAGGTCAAGCTCGTTGAGGTTAGCACAGCAATCTGTCCAAACAGCTTCAGGGATAGCACCCATAACGAGCATTCTGCCTTCACCAGCAACGCTTCTGACGAATACGTGCTTGTAGAGTTTGGAATACTCCATGATGTTTTCTCTGATGAGTCCGAGCATTACCTCAGGGATTGTCAGGCCTACATTTGTGAGTGCTCTCTTCTCCTTGATGCAGGTTCTTACTTCACCGAGGAATCCCTTAACATCCTCTCTTGCGAAGAACATATCTCTTTCCTGTGAGTTCATGTTGAAGAACTTTCTTGTCTCCATGATTTTAGTTTCCTTTCTCTTTTCATCCTTTACAGGTTCAGGCTTTGCCTCGTCCTGTTCGATAGCTTCAAGTTCAGCCTCGAGTCCTCTGATTTCTGCATCGAGGTCAGCCTTTGCGGATTCGTGTTCGGTCTGCTCTGACTCGAACTTCTCGATTTCCTCAGCGACCGCATCTCTCTGCTCTTCGGTCTCTACCTCTTCGATGGCTGATTCAAGCTCTGCTTTTCTTGCCTCGAACTCAGCGTCTCTCTTTTCGAGTTCGGCAAATGCCTTGCGCTTGTTGTCGAGGTCTTTCTTGAGCATGAGTACTTTAAGTGCCATGCCGTTCTCCTTTCTGTTTCAATAAAAATGACCCCTTTCGGAGTCTTGAGAAAAATATGGTTTAGGTTATTTGCTTGGGGTTATATCGCAAACACCTATTCGATAGGCTTATCTTGCAAATACCCATTTTCACCCGAAGCATAAAGCTTTACTATCGAAGGGACTTCTTCTCCCCCCTCAATCGAACTTAACCCAAGAAATGTTACGCTATATACAGACGTACCCATAATTGGGTCGGGTTCGTCTATTGCTATTATTGGGTATTGAGTACGGCGGCTTGCAAACACGACACGATTTGATTCAGAGAAAGCTTGCTGAACCTCTCCCCAAGTTTTGTCAAAAACCGCATGCATGTTAGGCGGTTCTCCTTCCATATGGTCACGCTGAATAATTAACGGCTCAGTACCACCACCACTTGCGGAAGCCTTCGGTCCGATGTAATCTTTTAACCAATGTCCATGCATTGTTATTCTCCTTTCAGTTTCAGACGAAGTTCTGACCTGTACAGTTCTGCCTGTCTTCTCTTCGCCTCTTCAAAGTCTTTTTCTCTTGCCTGTATAACAGTTTCCTGATATGCAGGAAAACTACAGCAACTGCACTCGTAGAGTGGGAAAATCTTTTTGATTGTCCAATGCACATCACCGTTTTCAAGGAATTCGGTTTCCTCTTCTGCGATGTCAAATCCAATCGAGCAACCGTCCACGTCACCACGCTTTACCCTCTCATACAGGTCTACCGCCGAAGAATCGTTCGGATTGATTCTTATGCTCCCCCATAATCCGTGGCTGTCCTCTTTGACTTCAAAAGTTCCTGCCTTTGTTCGTCCGAGTACCAGCGTTGTGTCATGATTGACGAGTGCCCTAATGTCTCCGCTGACAGCGTCCGTAAACGCTCCAGGTGCTATCGACTCACTCATGCCAGGTGCTATTTCGTAGTTGCTATTGAAAACCGCAAAATAACCCTCTATAACGAGAGCATTTTCCGTGTCCTCACGTGTTGTGAAATTTGTGCAGACCATCCTTGTCTGTCTGCTACCGAGTCCGTCTCTGTTCATTCTCATACTCCCTTTCAAGTTTCAGCTTACAGAACGCTGCTGCATCCGTCTGATGATACCGCCCGTTGCATGAGCAATACCTCATGAACATACAAGGCTCTTCCGTTACGGTGCATATCAGTTTCCTGCTCTTGCCTTCCGCTTTACATAGATTACAAAGCGTTGCCATTCTTACTCCCCCTGTACCAGCTTTTTCTGATCGCCGAGTCTGTCGGTAGGCAGATAATTCTCAAGCATTACCAGCTCGTCAAGACCTTCTCTTGGACTCATACCGATGCGGTCTCTGATTTCGTTACCATCGACCACGCCCTGCTTACGAAGCTCGCCGAATACCTCTGCGATTGTCTTGAGATCCCAGTCAAGCAGACTCTGAATGTTGAACTTAAGATACCACTTTGGGTTCAGTATCAGCTTGCGAGTCATTTCCTGCTCGATCTCCATTGCGATCGGTCTGACTGTATTATTTACGAATGCGTTCCATGCTTCCTTGTCATAATCACCGACGCCCAGCAGAAATGGAGGAACGCCGATTATAGCTGCGACTGTCCTCTTGTCCATCACTACCGAGTCGGAAATAGCAAGATCCGAAAGGCTCAACGGCTTTACCTGTTCAACCTCGAACTGCTCCGCCGGGATCAGCCACGGTTCGCCAGCATTAGCTGACTTTACATAGCTGTCGAGGAGCTTCTGACGGCCTTCCGGACTTGAGAACTCATCGATCATTGCGTCAACCTTAACTATTACAGAAGGTTTCCACTTCGAGCTCATGAATCCCTTCTTCGTTACGCTTGCCTGTTTCAGGTTCGTTGCAACGTCAGACAGAATCACCTGCATGCCTCTGCCCATCCACGGATAATACTTGTCAGGATTGTCCACGAAATGCAGGACATCGTCCGGTCTGTATTCTTTACCGTTGATTAGGATCCTGTAGTCCGTGCCATCCGCTGACGGCATGAACGTTACCTGATAAGCCGGAACCGGCTGGATGTCTCTCAGGATGCCTCGACTCGTTTTTACTTTGCAGACGCTGTTGCCGTTGCCGTAAAGGAAGTTCATTACGATAGCTTCCATCCAGGTACGGCGCGTCATGCGTTCGTTCGGTTCGATGTCGATCTTCCTGCTCAGTTCGTTAAAGATTCGGGTGTCGCCCTTCTCTCCGTTCTGCATCAGCATTATCGGCATGGAGCTGATCAGAGTTGCGATCCGTCTGTATGCTGTGAAGATCTCCGGATTCTCTGAGAGACTTGTGTAACCGGAACAGCTCAGATCCTCATTGTCTGACACAACAACTCCGATCACACTTTTGCTCTTAGTCGTCGCGGTCCTCATGTTGCCGATCGTCCGCGGTGTTCTGAAATAGTCCATTATACTCATTTAGTTCCCCACCATTCTCGCGCCTTTTCGCGCTTTTCCATGTTCTCCAGCAGCTGTACCGCTCCGAATACGGAAGCATCAAATAAGTCAATTCTGTGCTCCGGTGCGACCTTTTCATACTGGATCATGTCGTCGGTCTTTTCTATTGCTTTAACGTTGCTCACACAATACTCATAAGCCTCAGAGTGCATGTAATACAGATTCCCGTCCTTTGCACACTTCTCAATATGTCTGAAGCCCTGAGACTTTACATAGTAATACTGAGGCTGGTCCACAATATTGAACCGCTTCTGCTTCATTTCAAGGAAGAATTCTCTTGCGAATTTCTTATCCTGTCCAATTACCTTGATCTTGAAGCCCTTCTGCCTCATTTCCGCAAACCAGCTGACTACATCCGCCTCGTTTACGATCTCGCCGTTGCACATAGTCAGCAGTCCCTGATCTTTCCATCCGTAGAGCGGGATCCCGTCCTCGTCTGCTTTGCGAGCCGCCTGTGCGATCGGGAAGAATGCGTGTGTTATCACTATCAGTACACCCTTATAGGACCCGACCAGTGCAGCTGCCGTCAGGTCGTAAACTCTTGACAGGTCCGCTCCGCCATACCAGTCGATCGGGAGCTTTGCGAGCTCGTCTATCGTCCAGTTGTATTTCTGATCAGACTTTCTGAATTCCTCTATGTTGAACCACGCCTTTACAGCTGTGGTGAATACGTTCAGCGATTTGCTTAGAAAGTCCTTCCGGTCCTGCGGGCTGTTCAGTGCCTGTAACGCATCGTTCATGATCTCCGCAGGTCTGATCGTTACACCATAGCCAGGGTTCGCCATCTCATGTACTTCCGGATTCGTGAAATCAACGTCTCCATTCTCATCAACCGGAGCGCAGCACATGAAGATAAAATACTGCTCGTCCTCGATCTGCCCGTCGAGTACCTTCCTGCAGTACTCCACTCGTTTGCCCAGGAAGCCCTGCGCGTTGTCTCCTGCGGTGCTGATCCCGATCAGGAGCTTATTCGTATATGCTTTCATTGCCTGTTTAAACAGGCTGTACTGCTTTGCCTTTTTGAATGCATGTATTTCATCCACGATGGCAATATTACAGTTAAGTGAGTCCTGGCTGTCAGGATTCGATGCCAGGGCCCTAATGAAAAACGAGCCGTCCGACAGGTTCGCTGTCATCGAATGCTCGTTGTTGTTGTCTATTATCTTTACGTGCCCGCCGTCCTTTGCATCTTCACCCATGCGCTTTACGTTGTAGCTGAGGAAATTGAAGCTTTCGAGCGATTGCAGGAGCGCAGCGGACGCGATGTATGTCTTTGCTCCTGACGCTCTGTACCATATCGAGAGCGCCCAGCTCAGTGCTGCAGAAAAACAGGTTTTTACATTTTTGCGGGGAATGTATATCAGCGCCTCGTGGAACCTTACAATATCTGTCCCTGCAAGCTTGAACCCAAGTAAATTGTAAACAATGAATTTGTGAAACGGCATCAGCTTAAACGGCTTACCCCTCATCGGAGTTCCATCTATCGCTTCGCCTTGCTGATGGCATAGTGTGAGCTCGATTATGCCTATGCAAAACTCCGGCCCGCGCGGATCCATATCGTAAGCATCATTATCGAGGTCCTTATAGAACCGGTTAACAGCCTGTTTCAGCTCAGGACAAGCTATCTTCCGACCGGATCTGATGCTGTCTGTGTATTCCAGCACCTCGTCCCAGTGCTTGCCTTTTACTTTACTTTGCCAGTTTTTCAAGTGCTGCCTCCAGTACTGACTTGCCTTTTTCATCCGGCCCGCCAATGGAGTCCCGCAGCCTCTTCAGCCCTGCCGGTGTCAGTCCGAGATCCCGCCAGTACGCAAGCGCCTGTGCATTCAGATCGAGGATGATCGTCAGCGCCGGATTCTTCTTTATTACTTCCGCTCCTCTGTATTCAGTGCGGACTATTGTCTGTCCCCCGCTTTCATCGAACGCCTCCTGAGCCTGATCGTGGTTCTGCATGATCTCAGCAAGCGTGTCTATGACATATCCGAAGCACTCCTGGTACGTTCCAGCCTCTTTACACGCCTCTATAATCCTGTTTTTCCACTCATTCTTGTCAGCCATTGTTCGTTTTACCTTAATTTCGGCTCCGAGTTGGAGATGTT